ATACACTACAGGAATACTATTATTTGTTCCTTGTTTATTAACGGTAGTGCCTGCGTTCTGGGAAGCTGCCGCGCTGTTGCTCATATTTGGCATGTCAAAACTTGGCGGATGTATCATCATCTCAACGGTTGTGCCCAACATATAACCAACAGCGGCGCCACTTAATAAGGCACCTGCCAGCACAAGACTGCTACCAAATGTAAATGGAGCAGCAATAACAGCAGCCACGCCAAGAATAGCACCAATGATACCTCCACCTCCACCACCACCAGCAAAGGCCAATCCACTAACGCTTAATAGCAGTGTAAATAGGGCAAGTCGAGCCGGATTAAACCGTTTCATGTGCTGTCGCAACATTGATAACCTTTCTTAAGATCACACCTGGATCTTGGAATCCGTTTTGTTCAAGAAATCTTTGGGTGACGCTAGGGCGAATACCTAAATCACCTGCCACAAATTCCACAGCACCCATCTTGGTTGCCCAGGCAATGCAATGTTCCAACAACTGTTCTGCTAGGCCCTGAGCACGATATTCTGGCTGAACATAAAAGAATTCCATAGTTGCTCTTAGTTTATCTGACCACATATATTCTTGTAAGTAGCAAACTGCGACACCAACAGTCGTATTATCAATCTCTGCCACAGCAGTTTTCATTACAGGATAAATCATTGCTTGACGCAAGAAATCTAAAGTTTTCTTTTGATCATATTTGTGTGTGGTGGCATATGGGCTTTGGTTAATATATGCTTGACCCAATCTAACTATATCTTTAAGATGATAACTTTGTCCATCAAGAATCATATTTTACCCCATTTAATATCACTAATTGTTCCTGTACTATACATCATACCTTGGTCCGTAGGATAGAATCTTTGATGACTACCTGAATTTGTCAAACGACCAGCAACTTTATCAAAATCATAAAACTCATTGCCAGTATCTATACTGACCTGAGTTTCGCTCGCTGTGTCAACAACGTTGGCACCTGTGATAGTGCCCGAATATATCAAACTTGGCGCGGCAATAAGAGAATTGGTAGTTATGTTGATCCACGTTTTATAAATCCTAATAGTTCTGTGTAGGTAACGATCTTGTAAGACCATATTAATAAATGTATCTGTTGAACCACTTAGTAATATGCTCACGCTGTTGATACGCAGTTCGTCAGTTTGACGAACACCACTGTAACTTAAAAATTTACCTTGTGCTAGATAAGTTTGACTACCACCGCTGGTCAAAGTACTGGCGTAGATATTATATCCTGCTGTGGTTAGATAGATTGGTGTATCAAGTTGAAACTCAATAAGTTCCGCAAACACAAAAGCATCTGACTCCAGTTGCTCAACGATTTCACTTGCAAGAATTTTCATAATGCCTCTTGGAGTTTAAGTTGCAAACCATTGGACTCAACGCCTAATGAATATTCTTGTGTTCCTTGTGTGTTGAATACTGTAAATGGAACATCCCAATATACCACACTGGTCCCTGCAGCAACATTGGCAAATAACCCTGGGAATATATTCATTGTTGCAGTATTGCTGGATATAACAACATCATCAGTGAGTTGATATGTTTTACTGTGTCCATTAAATTTAACAAAATCGCCGGCCTTAAATGCAGTGGTTGATACGCCATTACCAGTAAAAGAAGAGGCAGTTAGTGATGTAAATGCCACTGTAACATTTGCAGTAGTACCAATAGCATAAGTGGCACCTGTGGTAGTGATACCACCTGTGGCTTCAGTGTAGATGCTTTTAATGCTGCCATCTGGTCTAGAATGTTTGGGTAATACCACATCAAAACTCAGCAAACTGTTGCGTTGTTTGTTTAAGAAAGCCATTATCTGTGCGATCTCACTGCGTTGTAATGGACGATAATCACAGTCCATGGTCCAATATTGTGCTGCCAACTGTTTGCTTTGGCGATTGCCTGCCATGCTCATACTAGTTGCTGTTGGTGTATTACTTTTTAAAGTAACCTTGGTAAAATAGTTTATTGGTAATGTGCCTGACATTGTGTATCCTTATAATGGTGCTCGTTGACCACGATCATTAATAGCACTGCGGACCATACTAATAATCATACCTTTGCGTTCCATTAATAAGTTATCAACGCCACGAGCATCCACTGCTTGAATGCTAAAATTAATATTAGTTGTTCCACCGCTGGTGTTTAGATCTTGATTGCGTGTAATTTTACCTGATGTGCTGGGCGTGAACATTTCTGGTCCGTTTTCACCAACCATGTATGGTGTATTGCCCATAACTGGTCCGCCTAATGCTCTTCCTGAATATGTTTGAGCACGGATTTGTGCTACCTGTGCCATACCCATGGCCAATGCAGCACCTGCTGGGATTAAACTAAATGGAAACGGATATGCCGCCAGTGCTTTGGTCACAGAAGCATAAGTGCTCATCAAGGCTGATGCGATGTTCAATGCCTTGGCTGCGTCAAATGCTTTCTTGTTCTGGGCACCTAATGCATTGAACATCAGAGCTCCTTGTTCAATGCCAATTTGTGTCTTTTCAAACGTGGTCTTCATGTCAAACTCAGCGTGTTGTTTGCCTGCTTCTTGTGCAGCCTTTTCACCGCCAATAGTTTTAAGATAAAAACTGTCTGAATCACTTATTTGCTTGGCGTAGAACGAACTACGAGCTGCGGTCTCATCTGCCATTAATTTAATTTTGAGATTATACAAAGCAATCTCTTGATCATATTTTAATTTTGCACGCGCAGCATCAAGAGTCACTCCTTGCATGGCAAACATACTAGACGCCTGAAACTGATTTTTTAAATTAGTATCTGATTTCATAAAGTAGGCAGCATCAAGATTATCTTTTGCTTTTTGAAAATTAGCTAGTATTTGATATTCTTCTGATTTGCCACGTAAAGTAAGATTTAGTATGTCAGCGTTGGCTTGTCTTGCTGCAGAGGTAGTACCTGTAAAAGCCTCCTGGAGGGCTTTAAAATACTGGTCACGCTGCCCAGGATTTGTTGGTACGATTTGACTTAACAGCACTTGTAAGTCTTTGCCTGAGGTGATAACCTGTTCCAATGATTTAACTAGGTCTGATTTGTACGCTTCAGCAAGACTACGATTGAGATCTTTTTGTTTTTGTCTTTCAGTACTAAGCCTTTTGGCATTTTCTAATTCAATATAACTGTCAGTAATGCGTTGCTTTCCAGCTGCAGTGATAGACATATGGGCTTCAGCAAGTTTACGACCCTCTTCACTTAACATTTTATTGATATCGGCTTGTGATTCACCTAGAGCAATTTTGTCTTTTTCGTATTGCACTGACTCTTGTAACTTGCTGATCTGCTCATCAAATGCCTTGAGTGCTTTCTCTTGTAAAGCATTTAATTTTTCACTTAATACAACTTGTTCAGAGTTCTTCTTTCTTGTAACTTCTGCTTTTTCTGCTATGGACGCTGTTGCCGCTTCAACACCCTTGCTGAGTCCAAAGTACGCACTCATTGCCTCAGTGACATCAAATCCCAAGACTTTAGCCAACACCAATGCTGCTCCCACTGCCAGCCCTAACGGATTACGCATCACTATGGCATTAAATATGCCCATAGCAACGCCAGCAGTTCTAATAGCAGTAGCAAGCCCTACAGCAAATGTCACCATGCGAGACAAGGCTAATATCGCTGCTGTGAACACAGCAATGTTCATCGCTACTGTGATAGCATCTTTGATCCTGCCCCATATCACTTCAAAGCCACCTGCTTCTTTGATGGCATCTTTTATGTTAGTAACAATAGCAACAATGAGAGGAGCAATTTCAGCAACTGCTTTCTTAAGACCACTGTCAAATATTCCTTTGAGTTCATCAAGACTATCACCAGCTGCATCCAAAGCCGCAACATCAAAGTCACTGAGAGCGAGACCTAAGTCTTCCATCTCTTTCTTTGCAGCCGCAAGATTCTCAACCATTAAAAGAAGTTTAGGTCCTTGCTTGCCAAATAATTCTACAGCCAGGGCAGTACGTTCAGCAGGACTTTGCATTTCATTAAGTTTTGCAGCAATAACTTCAAACTGCTTGTCTGCCTTCATAGCAGCAATTTCTCTAACAGGAATACCCAATGCTTTAAGAGCATCAGTAGCACCACCAGCGCCTTGTAACAAAGCTGTACCAATATTTTGATTTAACTTGTATAATCCCATGTTCAAATTTTCAACACTAACACCTGTGAGGGCACCCGCATGTTGCATTACTTGTAGGCTTTGAGCCGCAATGCCTAGGTTGTTGGCTGTATCAATTAGTTCAGAGGCACTATCCAATGTTTTAATTATTGCATAACCCATTGCAGCCGCTGCCGCACCAATGCCAGCAAAGGCCGCTGCTGCACCTGCACCAACTTTCTCGATATTTTGAATGGCGTTTTCAAGTTTTTTAATGTCGCGTTCAGCAGCACTGGTATCTGCTGTGATTTTAATGTGTGCGTTTGATTCGGCCACTATCTGCTCCTTGCTTTTTGCATTTGTTTTTTGTGTTCTTCTGCTTCCATTTTATAGAAGGCAGCCCAACCTACAAATTCGTCTACTGACATTTCTAAAACATCCATTATTCGCAGACCCAAATCCTTTGCCAGTCTATAGGCAAACAGTAGATCAGGATCTGCTGTTAGTTTTTTTCTACTTGTTCCACCGTTTCTTCAGCATTAGCACCGTTAATCTCACCTACAACACGAATAATAACATTGGGATCAACTTCGTTCATTAAGGTCACCTTGTCTGGCATAGTAAACATCTTGGTGCCGTCTTCATTACGTGCTTTAACGATCAGACTTTCTACCAATGCTTCTACTTGTTTGCCTGCTTGACTCAGTTCAATCAATTTACTTTGCTCTTTTAGCGTAGTTGATGCCTTGAACCAAATCTTACATTCCCATTCAGGAACTGTGATTGATCCCATTTCTCCACTAATACGTGCGCGGAAGTGTGCTGTTGCTTGATCTAAAACTTTACTCATTTGAATTTTCCTTTTACTTGATTGAGAGCAGGGCCCACAATGCCCTTGCCTGCGTTTGCGGCACGCATTTTCCGTGTGCCAGATTCTAAATAGCCCACATACGGTACCCGGTTCTCTGCCGTAAACCCCGTGGCTTGCGTGGTTGTCTTCCAACCAGCCGCAGCACGACCAGACTTACGAGGAGTAAATCCAACTAAAGCAGCCGTTGTTGCGAGTGATAACTCCGCGACTGCTCTAGCCAGATCTGTTCGTAGGGCCAGTTGTGTGGATTGTAGGCCTGTGACGGTGACAGTAAATGACATATTACTTGTTGCCAGTTCCAGAGAATGTAGTTTCACCAGATCCTTGGAAACTGATACTAGCTTCTACCATACCATCCATGGAACTCTTGATGCTATAGCCTGTTACAACAATAGCATTGGCGTAGAACATCACGTCATTTGTAGCATCTTGATTGATGTAGAATTTGCCAGCAATACCACTGGCACCAACTGTGCCTGAGGTTGGATTGAAGTACACATTACCAGCAAAATTTACTGGATCAAAATACACATCAGCACTACCACTGTATGAACTCATACCTTGCACATAGGTGCGTACATCTGTGCCCATAGTTGTTGTTTCAATAGTATCTGCTGTGATATCAATACTAAAATTACGAACTGCTGCTACTGCTGTGCCAGATAGTGTAATCTGACCGTCGTTACCTGTTAAACTTGCCATATTATTCTCCTATTAGGCTGTAAATGTACAAGCGCCAGAACCCTGGAAGCTGATACTTGCTTCTACCATGCCATCCATTGCACTCTTTACACTGAAACCAGTGATGATTGCTTCGCCAGCAAATTTGTTTGATGTATCAGCCAAGTACAATTCAACTGTTGTTGTACCTGCACCCACTGTGCCGGCTGTTGGGTTCAATGCTGCAATTACATTTGCTCCACCTGTGTAGTTTGCTGTATCAAAATAGATATCAGCTGAACCAGACCAAGCACTCATACCTTTTACGTATGTGCGAACATCTACGCCCATAGTTGTTGTTTCAATTGTATCGCCGGTAATGTCGCACGTGAAGTTACGAACTGATGCTACTGCTGTTGGTGTTCCTGATGCGTTATCAATCTTAACAACGCCGTTGTTACCTGTTAAAGTCGCCATTATTTTTCTCCTTGGTTAATGGTTGTGCCATTGGCTTGATCTACGGCTGCCTTGACTTTGGCCGCTGGCTTGAGATTGATAACCTCGTCTGCCTGTTCTACAGCCACAACGGACACAGCCTTCTGAGTCCACCCTGCTGCGGAATACTGTTCATACTGAGCGGTGTTGATATCGCGCTCAATACCTTGTTTGTATACTTTCATTTTAGTTCCTCAAGTAATTGTAATTTACTGTTATTGTAATGCTAATCTCTGCCAGTGGTGGCACACGATCAATGATTTCAATCTGTGTGATCTGTGAATCAAGTACACCACGGTCTTTAAGACCCCAATAGCGATCAAGGTCAATTGCTTGTTCAACAGCATCAATAATTTCGTTACGTTTGGTATCTAGGTCTGTTCCACGAACAAATCCCCTGACATTCATTTCTATCGTGCCTGTTCTACGTCCTATGGCTGATGCACCCATACTGACATTTAGGCGTTCTTCTGAGGCTGTCTTGATCAATAGGGCTGGGAATTGCGTGATAGCCAATTTTTCAACTTCAAATGGTTCACGGGTAACCAAGACCGATCTTGGGTCTTGTATTTCTTGCAGGCCAAGTTGTATGGCTCGTGCTATGTCTTCTCTAAGGCTCATCTGCGTAGTCTCAAGTAAGTGTCAGGAAGTTTTTCAAAGGGCTCTATAACACTATCATTATTGATATCATAGCGAACGCCTTCACGGATACATAGATCCATTTCGTGTTCAAAGCGACCTTGATAATATTCCATCATTACTTGAAACTTGTCAGTTTCTGGGATAAACTTAGTTAGTTTTGGACAGATGTGATAAGCCAGTGCGTGATACACAGTTGCTTGTGTCCATTGTGCTGGCTCTAAACGGGTTTTATCCATTAGTGCCATTTGACCAACGATGGTAATATTTACCTTGAACTGTTTGCTATATTGAGGCCACCAGCGGACTGATAACACACGAGCAACTTCGGTTTGACTCTTTGCTAATTCTATGTCCCAATCTAGTTGTCCATAGTCTTGTATAGTTGGTTCTACCTGGAGTAGATCATCCAAGGTAGCAAATGGTGCGGTAAATGACATCGTGAGTCCTTCTCAATCGTGTGGGTCAAGTCCTTCTTGACATTATTATTTATGCCTGGCTAAAAATGTGGAAAAGCCCAGCATCCTAAAATACTGGGCCTTCTTGTTACTAAACTAAATTACAGATTAGTTGATTAAACTGTCTGCTGTTAACTTAACACCAAAACTAGTTTGGATTGCTGTAGCACCAGCAACTGCTTTCAATACTACGTCAGTAGCACGGTTAGCAGGTAGGTACAATGTGTTTAGTTCTACAGAACCACGCATTGCGTGACCAATAGCACCAGGCACAAACACAGCACCAACAGCGTCATCACTACCATCTATAGGCAATAAAGCACTTTCAAAAATCTGAACACCAGCGATCTGACCAATGTAGAAACCAGATAAAATCTCGTTACCAACATTAGAAGTTGCTGTGTATGCTGTAGTTGCTGTCAATGCTTTCTTGATGTTGTATGCTTGACCAGGAGTCACAACAGCGTAGAAAGGACCTGTCAACTTGCGTGAACGCAATGTTGCGGCTGCTTTGAAAATGTGATCAACTGTTAATTCAGCACCGGCACCAGGACCTATATCAGTAGTGAAGTCGCTGAATGTGCTGAACACTTGTGTATCTATACTTTCAGCAATAGCACGACCACTTTGGTCACCAATTTGTGCGAATACATTGCTGTATGCGGAATCACGTAATTGGTCAGTAACTTGATGGTAAACAACGTGTTCTTTTAGTGTAATTGTAGCACTAGTAGTGTTGGTTGTTTTTGCTGTTGCGGCTGCTTCGTCAGTGATCAACTGAGCACTGATACTGGACCAGATTGGAACTTGTAGGTTCAAACCTGTGTTTACTGGTGCGTCAAAAACTGTGACCATTTGACGAGCAACTGATTGCTCATATGCGGCAAACTGAGCGGCTGTTACTAAGGCAGCGTACAGTTCGTTGTTAATATTTGTATTACTATTTGATGGGTAAGACATTTTAATTTCCTTTAAGGGTTAAATTTATCTACCTTGTTGGTTTTTCCACTTTTTATATAACTCGCGGTCTGCGGGTTTGGACATATCCAACTTGGTGATATCTATTTGTTGAGATACCCCTTGAGAACCAATACTGCTCTGTGTCTGTGTAGTTGATGGGCCTGCCGCTACAAAGTGCGGGTTGGCATCTAAGAAGGACTTGACTAAGTCTTCTACACCCATTGGCTCGCCATTGTCTTTATAGCGAGTAGTTCCTGAGTGATCTACTACTTCAACTTCACCGTCTTGGGTTAATCTAATATTGTTTCGTAGCAAACTTTTAACTTGTTCAGGTGCTACGGCACGATACTTAGCGGCTGTTTCCACTAGCGGACTATCAACACGGTATTGAGCAATGATCTGATCTCTACGAGCGATCTCTGCGTCTTTTTTAGAAGCCAAGTCTTTTAGAATACTTTCAAATTCGCCTTTGCCCTTTTGCTCTTCAAAGCGTTTATTATCAAACTGCTCTTTTAGTGCTCTAAGTTCTTCAGGTGATCCAAGCGATTCATAGGCCTTAATGGCTTTACGTTCACTTGCCGCACGGGTTTTAGCCATTGCGTCGTCAAATTCTTTCTGACTATAAAACTTCTCTTGTGCCTGTCCTTCGCCACCTTCGTGACCAGCGTCAGTTGCTGGATTTGTTGCCAATGTTTGTTGTAGGTCCATTGTTGCCTATGCCTCCTAAATGAGTAATTGTGTAGTTATTTATGTTTATCTAAATCTTTAATATGGAAATGCTTATTAATATTTCTTTGGTGGTTTAGGTTTTTTTGTTTTTTTCATTTTAATCTCTTTAGATTTTAGGTGTTGGTTCTTCTGGGATACCTAACTTTTTATCTGCGGCCATTTCAGCGGCTTCAACTTTGGGATCTTCCATACTGGCACGTAACATCCAGCAAATCTTTTCCATATCTTCTAGGTAATCAGCAAGTATATTTTGTAGACCATAGCGTTTTTCTGTTTGGCAAAGATCAAATGCCGCTACAGCATCTTCTTTAAGCAACTCAACATCATAATATAGTTCTTTGACCATATCACATTCATCAGGAACTACTGTTTCATCTTTGATTTGTGTCAGTTGCTGGATTCGTTTGATACTAAATGGTGCTACTTCATCTAATGTGCGAATACCTTCAGCCAAGCGGTCAATGTATTCATAGATGGTGGTATAGATTTTTTCTAAGAATACGTGATACTGTGGGAAATCACTGCCTGTGACATTCACGTGAAATCCGTGTACTTTAGTGTAGACAACAAAGTTATCTGCCCATAGTTGTTTCATTTGATCTGATAACTTGCTCATTGTTGTGTTCCTTGTTGTTGTGGTGCTGGTGTTGTAACATCTGCGACGCCAGTTTGTGTAATGCCTAATGCGGCCTGTTGTACTTCATTAATTAGTCCTGGCGCCACAGGTGCTGGGTTTTGGTACATCATTGGATCTTTCAAGTAGTTGGTTAGATCTTCATCACCCAGTGCTGTTTCCATAATCTGATAATCCAACATCTTTTGATATTCAGGATCTACCACTGCGGCACGAGCATTGATCAGGGCTGTCAATTCATTTTGTTTGTCTTGGATATGGAATGTGTCTGGATATTCAATGGCTCCATCCCATACTTTGCCTTGGTAAGCGGCCCAGAAACGCCAGACGTTGTCTTCGCATAACTCTAGATTATCTGCCTTATCTGAGAGGCGTGCGTTTAACATCTGAAATTCTGTTTCCATTGCGATACCACTCAATGAACTACTTGCTTTGGTAGCACGAGCACTACCTAGGTTGGCCATCTTGTCAATGGCTTCAATGCGATTGTTAATACTTTCGTATATGTTGCTGACATTTTGTCCAGTTGGCTCTAACAAATATGGGCGTAATCCTGGATCCATATTTTCTGGCATTTGAATAATGCTACCAGCACCTGCCACAGCCTCAACTTCTGCTGTTTTAACTAGACTTGGATGTCCACTGATACGGATTGTCTGTTCAATCTCACTGTATTCATTGTAGATAGCACGTTGTAAGTCTGCGATATCATCTACATCACTGATACCAACACCACGCTTGGGACTACGCTGACTGTAGGCAATGCTGATAGGCAAATAACCAAGACCATTGGTCTCAACTGTTTGACTTTCAATCATCTGATCACCTTTGTTGACAATACTGGTTACAATACGATCAGGATGCCATTCTTTGATGGTAAAGATATGACTGCGATCACTGTCTTCCATATATTTGAAATACACAAGTTCGTAGTTACCAGCAGGACCACGACGCCATTCCCAATCTAGGGCCGCCAATGGAGTTACCATACTGATATAAGGACGACTGCCTAGGATCTGTTCATCAGCACGAGTCACAGCACCTACATTGGGCTTGGTTAACACACACCACACGTGACCAAATACGCCAGAGAATGTGCTGACATCTTTCATAAAACTATCAAAACTTTGTCCTTCTAGGTTGGCATCTTCTAAGAATCGTTCAATGTCCTGATCACCTTCCAAACTGGCAAAGTCACGCACGGGTGGCTTACGGAACAAGAAAGCATTATAAACTGCCAGGACACCTTTCACGTGATTGTCCAAGGGTGTGGTCCACATACGTGTGATGTAGTCCATTTCACTTTCGTTGGCATAACGAGTTAGGTATTGTCCTTGACGGTAAACTTCACCGCCTAGGAAACTGTTTAATAAGAATCTCCAACGACTGTTTAGATTCTGATATTGTTCGTGGGTGCCTAGCAATGCTTCATATTGCTTGCTGGCTCCTACTCCTGTGTTTGTTGG